CAGCGAGCTTACGCTTCCCGGTGAACTCATTGTTGAACTCCTTCTGGAGCGCGTCAGGTAGTAGGCCCATGTCGGCAATGCCGGGGCAGTTGTGGATGAGGTCGAACCACTTCAGCTTAACCTCTGGCGTATCCTCACGGAACACCTTAGGCTCGCCCTTGTTCTTGCCAGCAGTGAAGCGGGTGCATGGGCCGTGTTCGAACTCGTAGTCGCAGAAGCGCTCACCAGTCACGTCGTCCGCGAAGTCCGTCACAGGTACACGCTTACCCTCCGCTGCCTTCGTCTTACCGAAGTAGTAGAAGTCCTGCTTCACGTACTGCTCAGGGCTGCCGTCGTAGCTGTACGGTAGGCGGCTGCGGTACTTCAGTGGGCCACCGTAGATCCAAGCAGACATGTGGAATGCACTCGTCTCCTTGAACACAGCGTCCTCTGGGAAGCCATCACGCCACTCCTTGAACGAGTCCACTAGGATGTTCAGGCGGTGGTTCCCGATTGCCATCTGGGCGTACGCCACGTCCTTGTTCACGTACAGCCCGTTGTAGCAAGCGTCGGCGCAGAACAGCATCCCCTCCATCCGGGTGAGTGCCATCTTCCACATGCCGCGCTGCACCAGCTTCTTGTACTGACCCCAGAACACGCGGCGGGTGTTGTCGATGTCACCGCTCGGCCCGTCGAGGTACTCAGTCAAGAGCGCCCGGTCAATGTCAGCAGTTAGCACACCCTGTTCCCACAGGATCTTGATCCCGTCAACCTTCGGAGTACCGCCGTACATAGGGGCGATGGTGCCGAGGGCCGGGTAAGTCTCCTGCTGGTTCGACAGGAGGTAGTGCCCGTACGCTGTGCAGAAGATCCGACCGCCACGCTTGAGGAAGCGGTTGATCTCATCACGCGTCTCACTGAACATCCAGTCCAGCTCGAACGGGGCGTTGTGCGCTACCAGCAGCCACACGTCGTCAGGGATCTTGAGCCAGTCCTTGGCCTCTTCCTTCGACTCGTAGTACACCGAAGTGATCTCGCCACCGAACGGCTTAGCGTCGATGGCCTGCCCAACCATTACTACATAATTGTCAGGGTGGCGTGGAGAAGCAACCGCACCGTAGTACGGTTTGTTCTGGTTCTCCAAGTCGATGAACATGATCTTATTAGGCTTGATTGGCTCGCTCATGGTTACCCCTTGAACAGATCCGGGTGGCTGCTTCCGCTGTTACGGAAGCGAGGTGGTACAGACCAACCCGCCTTGTCCGCAATGGCTACGATGTGGGCCTGTCGGTCAAAGCAGATGCTCTCTTGGTACGGCTGACGGTACAGCACACCCTGAGGTGCAGTGCCCACGTAGTACGCTGTCTGGCGTTCGCTGTCTGCGATGTCGTCAACGACAGCCACGTAGTTGTTTATGTTGTAGTCGTGCTTACGCAGTACCTCCTGCACGCTCTGCTCAACCGGGTGGAACAGTACATCCAGCTCCGGGTACACAGCATGGCTGAACTGGGCCACTGCCTGCACACGCGCGTCGGCGTACTCTTCGTCGTCGTCAATCTGCGTGAGGTTGTACCCGGCATCCTCCAGTACGTGGAGGATCTCACCCACTAACTGAGGGTACGTGCCAGCGTCGAAGTCGAACACGATGATGTCGTGGTCGGACTCAGGCAGGCCGAGGGCAGCATTCCGCACTGCCCCGCCAGCCAAGGCTAGCCCGAAGCTAACCGATGATTCAGCTGCGAGTACAGCCAGTACGTTCAAGGCTGGGCACTCGATGTGCGGGATGTCTATCTTGGTAAGAGTTTTGTAATCCGTCACGGTAAGTAGCCTCCGGGCTTAGTCCACCAGATTGTGATGCACGGTAATGGGTTGAGGCACCAGCGCCTGTGATGCTCGCTGTAGTGCGCGCCGATCCACAGGGACCGCCAGTTCACCAGAAGACCTACGCCGTGGCAGCTCTCTACAGCCTCGCCTGGCTTGGTGTAAATGTCAGCGAAGGTGCAGCGGGACCAGCCGACCGTGTAACGGTAGCGTAGTAGTCGCTTCAAACGTTGTACCCCTTCAACCACTGGAGCAGCTTCCGTTGTGCCTTGCGGTACGTGCTGCATTGTGAGTTGCGGCAGCGGCCTAGTGTAGTACCATGCCACTGGTACAAAGACACAGTACCGTCATTACGTGCAGACCCGAAACGGGCACCGACGCTGCCGTGGGTACGTGGGCGCCCTGACTCACTGTCAACTAAGGTGTGGTTCAGTACAATGCTCATTGCTTATCCTCACGGAAGCGTATGTAGGAAGGGTGACGATAACCGCCTGCACGATCCCGCTCCATGTACTGGAACTCGATCCACTGGCCCAAGTACTGCTCTTGGTTGAGCCATAGCTCAAGGCCCAAGGCGTGCGGAATACCAGCTGGGGCCGAGGTGCTGCCGTCCTCACACCTGACATTGATCGAACCGACTCGGCCAAGAGGGACGCCCTCAAGGGATACGGCCTCGTTAAACCCAGTGATCTTTCCATCGGCTGTATCGCTCGGTTTGATCTTCATCCAGTCGAAGGTGCGGCGGCGCTGGTACACATGGTCTGCCGTCTTACCCATAGCACCCTCATGCCCTGCCTCGCGGAAGGTGTTATAGATAGCCAGTACCTGCGCCTCGTTGTACGCAGTGTGGCGCTCTGGGCGGCTGCACTTCATACCACACTCATCCAGCAGCTCAGCAGCTTGGTCGATGTAGTGCACGCGAGCGTGGAACTGGTGCTCTGACTCAGGTAGGTCGAACACGATAGCCTTCACCATGCCCACGTTCAGCGCTGGGCTGATCTTGCCGGTCTTCTTGTCCAGCTTCTCGGTTGGGATACCCGAGCTGGATTGAGTCCAGCGGTACGAGTCGTTGAAGTTCCCGTTCACCTCGATCCCGATGTCCAGCTCAGTGCACCCCGGCAACGCCTTGAAGAACTCAAGGAAGTACATGTCGAAGTGTTCCATGTTGTACAGCGGCTTCTCGCTGAAGCTGCGGTACTCGATGCGCTCCCTGATTACAGGCGCACCGGAGTCCGGACAAACGTCGGCAGACCCCAACCACAACACGCGGCAGCGGATCTCGTCCGCCTTAACCTCTACGTAGATAGGGTACGTGAACCGTGCCTTACCACGTACGAGTTTGAGAGCATCCTTCCATGTCTCTCCCTTCATTAACTGCTGAGCCATTAAATCAGTCCCTTAGGATTAGGGTGAGTACGTACCCGGCAACGCAACCGATAACAAACACGTTGCCGCCGAGCGCTATAAGCAGGATGCTGTAGTCTGCTAAGCAGCTGTTCATGATCCTGTACTCCACTCGTTCTTGCCCGGATCGAACCAGACTTGGAATTGTTGAAAGCCATTCTGCCCTGACTTGGCTAGCTTGTTCTTCGGGGTACTAAGCCCACGGTACGCTCTCGCGTCCGGGTTGGTAAGCGCTCCCATGATCAAGGCCAAGTCCCAAGTAGTCTGGATACCAGTCTTCGAGTTCTGCAACGCAGATATCGGAGGGTACAGCATGTTGAACCCCTCGGCGCTTACTTGGACCGTGCCGATGTGTGCGAAGTTGTGGATTGCAGCTAATTGCCTGAACTCGTCCCATACTTCCTCCAGTTGCCCGATGTCGTTAGCGCCACCGGACTTGTTAGATGTACTCTTGATACGCCCGGTCATGTCAGACACGACTAGGTGAGGGTTGTGCTCTTCAATGATGCGGCTAACCTCAGCCATGTTCTTACCGTGCACGTTCACGCAGCGGACCATATCGGAGCCGCCCATCTGCTTAGCGAACTCCTTCTCCAGCTTCCCGGAGCGAGCCCACTCTAGCAGTACGTCACGCTCTTGCTGGACAGCCGTACCGTACAGTCGGTTCCTGACGCGAGCAGCCGTTCCCTCGTTGATCAACATCAATACAGGTCGGCCCCGGTAGATAGAGGCCACCGCTTCGTTCTTTGATGATGCGAAGCGTGCCGCCTGCCGTTGCATGTGGCACACGATCCAGCACAATAGGGAGGTCTTCCCTTGGTCGGTAGGTGCTGCCAAGCCGATGTTGTCGCCCGGTTGGAGCCCCTTTAGAACAGACTGGAGGATGTTGAAACAGTCCCATTGCAAACCACCTTCGTCGCTGTCGCCCATGAGGCTGTCGAGGATTGAGCC